TGTTTAACTCTATATCTTGATTAAGGTATTTATCTAAGTTTATCATCTTAGTATGTTATATAACCTGTAGTATCTATAAGTCCAGTTAATAATGACTGTGCTAAAGGTGAGAAAGGTCGTCCACCTACTAAAGCAAATCTTACATTAGCTCCTCCATAAGTCTCAGATAAGTCTCCTATCCTATATGACTCTACTCCTGAGATTATATTTAATATATCCTCATCTTTATACTGAGATAAGAAATAGGCTTGTTCTATCTGTGCATATTTAACCTTGTCATCTACTGGTGCAATAAATAAAACTGAGCTAGTAGTGTCTGGCTGGGTTGTCCAACCTGCAACTGTAGCTGTCCCTGTAGAGCTTGTCCAATCGGTGATAGTTACCACTTGTCCTCTTCCAGCTCCATCTCTTACGACTACTGCTCCTCCATTAAGCACATCATCTGCTAAATAAGATTGTCCTCCTAGCTGTAAAACTGACACTGTAGTAGCAGTTGCGGAACTAACATTACCATAGTTTAGAGTATTATAATAAACTCTTGGAAAGGCTAGTTTTTGCTCTCTACGGTAGTCTTTGTCTCTATCATATACCTCTTCACCTTTATACCTCAATTCATTCATCTGTAAAGCTGATTGTTTTAAGAAAGCCTCTTTTTTAGCAGTAGATAGGAAAGCCCAAACATCATATCCCTGTTTAGTTAATAGATAATCATTGGCTTCTGCCACTGTGACATAAGAGTTCTGCTCTGGATGTGATAAAATTGTATTCAATGCCATATTGCAATTAGATTATTACAATAAGTTTATCATTTGTTGCCTTATCTGATTATATGATTTCTTTAAGCTAAATTGACTAGCATATTCTGCCCTCTCTTTATCTAATCCCTTTGTAAATTGCCCTGTCTTAGCTAACCAGTCATTATATGCCTGTCTTAATTGTTTTCTTGTAGATTGTATTTGTGGCTCATACCATAACCCTAAGTCGTGCTGGTCATAATCCTCCCTATAATATACAGCTTTACCCTTATCACACTCAATCTCATAGCAATATCTATCATCAAAATATTCAGCTATCCCGTGAGCATTAGGTATAATTACTGGCATTCCTGTGTTCATTGCTTCTAAGGGTGTCATCCCAAAGCCCTCACCTCTGGAGGGGAACACAAATACATCGTGTTTTGCTAATAATCCCAGTAGCTCCTGCTGATTGTAATCTTCTATAATGGTGTCTATCCTATAATCAAAATAAGGGTAATTATTGCCACTATAAGCCTTCATTGTAAGCATAGCCTTATCTACCTTAGGGTCAAACTCTTGTGTAAAAGCTTCAATTACAATGTCAAAACCTTTTCTAAAGTCAAATCCATTATAGTGTAAGATCTTAAACACTGGATTGCTTGGTCTTGGTTGATAAGTATATATATCTGTGTCTACTCCGTGTGGGATAACTATACTGTCTATTCCAAACTGATTATAGAATATGTCCCTTGCAAACTTGGATGGGGTGATAATGGTATCTAATTCTTTCATATACTTTCCCCAGTCTGGTGGGCATTTTGTAGACTCGAACATAAAATAGCCTATCTTTTTACCACAGCCTTCAAGCCACTCTACCTGTGGTGGCTGGTGATATAAGAAAGCTATCTCTTGCCCTTTATTCTCTGTCTCAAAGTGTATTTCTGTGTCATCTTGGTTGATATTGTACCAAGTGTTAGCAACATTGCCAAAACCGCCTATTTTGGTTCTTAATGGTGGTGTAGCATAGTAGATATTTGTCATATTATTCCCAAATTTGATTTAATAATCCTCTTATTGTTAAAGATCTATCTAGTTTGTCTTGAGATGTCCCAAATTTTAATTCTCCAAGTAATAAAAGCTCATGATATTTAATTTGCTTCCATATTTCTTTATTATGTGCTTCTTTTTTACTGTATAAACTATCTAATTGTCTTGGTGTATTCATACTTGATATATGTTAATTGTATTTTTAGTATAAACTAAAAAGAGCTATATTTCAAGCTCTTAATAGTATAAGTAAGGGGTTAGATTAGGCTTCTAATAAAGCTACTCCTAGTCCTTGTCTCATTATAGATACTCCGTAAAGGGCTTCAGCTCTTGCGAACATTCCTCCAATTTTTGCATCATATCCCATAGTTAATCTGATAGATAGACCTGTCTCTGGGTCGTTGTAAACTCCTTGGTTAACTCCAAGTCCATTTCCATCAACTGGAAGTGGGCGGATAGCTAGACCAATAGCATCTCGGTGGAAAGCCATATTGTATTTTCGTACTGGGCTTCCTCCTGATTGGATCAACTGAGTCTCAAAGATACCTACTCCAGCAACCTGTGGTAATTGTCCAGTTTGAGCTACATTTCCACCAAAGTTTAATTGCTTGTTGATATCGTCGTCTTTCAAAAGGTCAGCATATTTGCTAGCAGATACAGCATAGATGAACTCTCCATCAATAGGAGCGTTGTTTCCAACTAGAGTTTCTCTCAAGGTTACAATATCATCATAGTGAGCAGATGTTTCAGTTTTTGTATTACTGAAAGATAATCCAAGAGTAGCTACAGATACATCAATTTGCTTCAATACTGAATGAATAGCTTCTGTAATATATCCTTGCAATACATCTGGTCGTGCCATTGCTCGTCCTACATCTTCAATCAAAACAGTCTTGTGCTTGTGTTGATTAAGAGTAATAGTTACATCAGAATCAGCAGGTCCAGTTAAAGCATATTCAGATCCAGCTACTTTGTTATCAGCAGTTCCTAAGTCTCCTAAGAAACCAACTTTTACAGCTTCTCCAAAAGCTCTTACATCGTTTGAGAAATCTACATTTACGAATCGTGAAATTCCTCTTCTTTCTTTTAAGGTCTCCATAGCGGTTGCGGCTGCAACAGTAGGGATGAATGAGTCAAGTAATGACTTTGTTATTTCATTGGCCATATTGGTAATTTAATTATTATTGTCCTTTTAATATTCGTCCTTCTTTTTGTGCCTGTTTTATATCTTTGATATTTTGAGCTACAAACTCTGAGTCTCTTAGCTGTGACTCTTTATAAATCACTCCGCTAGTTCCACTTGGGTTTCCTCCTTGTGAGTTACCAGCATTGCTAGTTATCTCAGGTTTGAAAAGATAGGGCATTTCAGTTTTTATTCTCTGCAATTCAGCGGATAATGCTGTGGTGTTAACTTCCCCAGTCTCATCAGCTACCTTGTCAGTCTCAACAAATCGCATAATTGCATTTACATCGTGAGGGTTAAACTTTACTGCTTCCTGTATAAGGGATTTCTCAAGGTTGCTTTGCTTATATCTGTTTTTGATATCTTCAAGTTCTTGTGATCGGGTCTCTGCAAGTTGTTTCCAGTTACCTTCCTCTTCCGCTTTCTTAGTCTCGAATTCGGCTAGCTTAGCTGCCAATTCTTTTTTTTCTCTATTGACTTCATCAAAGCGACTCTTGGGTATTTGTATTTCCTTTTGAGTATCTTGTACAGTGGTCTCAGTAAGGTTCTCTTGGGTTGTATCGCTTCCCTGCGTTTGGATTTCCTCAGACATAGTCTTGGTGTAATTATACTAATAACATCCGTATCGTGGATGAACCGTTATCGGTATACTATCACTTGTTGCCTAATTCTCTATATAATCTACTAACACATCTAAACTTCCCTTTAATCTTTCATCTTTAGTCTTTTTTTGTATATCTCTTATTGCTTTTGTATCTTTATCTTTTATAGCTTGGTTAATTAAGTTATAGTCATTGATACCTATTTTAGTGGTAAATTGATTATATGCTTTTAATATATTTTTAGCTTCTGTCTCATTTAATTTAGACACAGTCCTTTTAGCTAGATCTTCATTGTATCTTTCAACAAAAGAATTGATATATGGTTTTATTGTCTTATCATTTTCTGAGTTAATAATAACCCCAGCTATTCTATTAGATAATGTATAATCTTGAGCTAACTCTGCACTATCATAATCTGCCAATAATCCTAACCCTGTCAATCTTTGATTTGCTTTAATTATAACTCCTGGAGCATAACCCATATTTCCAAACTCAGCTGGAGTTGTTCCTTTCTTAATCAAAGCCATCACTTCTTTTTCTTGTTTAGATATATACTTTGAGGCTTCTTTTTGCACAACTTTAGCTGGTTCTTTTAGATTTTTAGCCCAATTCTGAGCTTCTACTAATTCTTTTGGTTGATATGATTGTGTTTTAACATCCCAAACCTTACTTACATTTGCAAGTCCTTCTGTATATGGTGATATAGAGTGCCTACAATTTACATGTTGCAGTCCATTGGCCTTAGCCTCTGCTAATGTAGTGTAGCCTTTGGTTCTACCTGTTAAGGATAAAACCTCATTCTCATAGGGTCTACATAAAGAACATTCTCCAAAATGGTCTGAGACTTGTACTAAATCATAGCCTTCCTCAATTATAGTATTGCTTGTCCCCTGCCATTGTGCATCTGTGAGTATACTTCTAGCTACACTAGAGGCATAGCTATCTATCCCCTGCCTTCTACCTGCTACAGACACTACAGCAGTTGCACTGGCATCTTTTAACACATTAGCTACTCCCTTAGATATAGTTTTTAGATCATCACCTGTTAAAATACCCTTCCCAATCTCTGTTTTAATCTTTTCTTGTTCCGAGAATGTCAAAGCTCTTGTTCCGCTGTCTCTAATCCCTTGAGATATTTTAGAGGTATATGTGTATGTGTTATTTATAAGAGCTTCTAGTGCCTCTTGATGTTTTACCACAAAAGATTGGTCAAACTCATACACTTGCCCACCTTTGATTGAGGCATTGACTGCATTGCTCATACCTTCATAGTATAAAGAGGGGATAGTTATGTTTGCCCAAGCCTCTAATTGTAGATTATACTTATCTGCTCTGTTCTTAATAGCT